TCTAGGCTCTGGTCCAAAGAACCATATAATCAATCCGACTGTAATTAGCAAAACCAAAAACAATATAAGTTTGCCAATCGTTGCCTCATCTCCACCGTTAAACTCACCAAAGCTCACTTACTTCTTCATCCTTTTTTCCATTAGACCTTCAGCAAAGCCACCGCCAAAATAGAAAGAAACTATACACAACATGATCCAATCAATCTTAAATGTTTCGATAATCAATTGTACTTCATCTACTGGTTTTTCAAGGAAATACAATGTCAATATCATAATATACGAACCCACGAACGTAAGACTAAATATAAGTGCCAACAATCGCTGAGCTACCTTGAACGGTGCATAACTGTTAAGCAAGTTTACTTGACGCTCTGTTTTGACTTGAACCATTTCCTCTTCTGATGTATGAAGATCGTCTATAAGATTCAAACCCTTTGTTATTACGTCACCGTTACCTAAAATCGTTCCTAATATTGACATTTTTTATCCTTATAAAACTAAGTTATATCCTGGGATTATTCTTGATGGAACAACATCCCAACCCTTACCGCTGTACAAACCCAACGCTATATCATCAACTAGCAACCCATATGTTGGCCCTAGTATTGGTGATAAACCTTTAAAAGTTTGGCCTATTGGCCCTAAACCTTGTCTTTCACCCCATTCAACACTTTTACCTACCATACCAAATAACATAAATGGGCCAGCTAACCCGCTTCTGTCAAATATTTCAGCCATGTATTCAGCAGTATCCATTCTATTTGATCTAAAGTAACGTGCGTTTGAATCAACCCCTGGTAATACGGCTGCTGTTGTAGCTTTTGCTATTTCTCTTAATTCTAAAGATAACATCGCTAACGGCATAAATGACATAGCTGTAATTAAACCCATCATCGCAACACTACTTAATCCGTCTATTGGGTTCTTAGCTTCTCCAACTCTAGCGCCTACTTCTCTATAAAAACCACCTAAAATTACTTTACTAAATGAAAACATATAAGACTTAAGTGACCATATAAGTTGATACCTGGGGTCATTACCCCAACTAGTTCTTTCAGCGGCATTTGGTCTTAGCATCGAGTTGTCAACAAATCTTTGTAAAGCTGCTTGCACTGCGGCTCCGTCTTCTCCAGAAAAACTATAGTTACCATTACTCTGTCTTGCCGCCCATGATTTAACTTGCTCTGCTGTAACCCCATGATCTTGAAGATATCTATCTGCTCGTGGATTATTAGTTTTGTTTTCGGCATTGTGTATAAGAAACTCAACTCCTAACACTGAAGCAAACTCTCTCGTGTATCGAGTAAACTTATCTAGTAATATTACTTCAAAAAATTTATCTGAATACTTCCTAACAGCAGGGTCTAAAAACTCCGCATCAGCTTCAGTTAAACCTAAATTACCCATAGCAGTACTGTGAGTTACGCCAATAGTTCTAGCTAATGTAACGGCTTGTTCGGGGTTAGTTATCCTAGACAAAAGAGCGTTCTTCGCCATTCCAAAACCTTTTAACTCTTTTGTGTTAAAAACAGCTCCACCTAGTTCTGGTATAGACCCAATAGTTGCAAAAGCCAGTAAGGTAACCCAATTAAAAAATTGTAGCCAACTTTGAGCTTTTGACAACTTTGGATTCATAGGCTTTGTGGTATAACCTAAGTACCGATTTAACGTACCAATGACTTGTTCTTTTTCTGTGTCAGTTAGTTTTTCTAACTCTGGGCCTAATAAATCGTTTCCATCAGCATCCCTAGTATTTCTGTTCCACTCAGAATGAATCATTATGTGCCGTAGGTAGTTTATAAGAGCTACTTCAGGTGATGCTCTAAAGTCTATAAGTTTTTCTTCTATACCAGACGTTAATATTCTAGCTTGCTCTACTGCGCTTTGAGGATCAGTAGGGTCTATATTTATTTCGTTTTCATCTAATATACTTTCGTTTTTGGCGACCAACTTATCTATTATTTGATAAACCTGTTCTTTCGTATATTCAGGTTTATTCTGTAATATAATTTCTGCAAAAGCATCGGGGTCTGTATATATTTTAGCTAAGTCCAAAGATACAGGATAATAATCATCTCGTTTTTGTATCTCATTCCCAGGGACTTTGGATATATAATCGTCATACAATTTGCTTAAATAATTTCTAACTTCTTTAGCTTTTGGATTTTGTAAGTCTACTGTTTTTATGTCTTGGTTAGCGGCTTCAGCAAGAGCCTCTTGAACTTCCGTAGAATCCCAGTTATCACCAAGTATTCTTTCTAATGCAAAAAACATCTGGCCTCTAACGTGTCCTTTCCCTTTCAAGAAACCAAACTGATTATTAGCATTTGATTGAGAGTTAGACCTAACATACATCATATCTGCAATAACAGGACTGATGCTTCTCAACATATTATCTTCAGGTAGTATTGCTTTTAATAATGTGTGCCCTGTCTGTGTATCATTATTAACATGTTGTCTAAAGTTTTTAAGTATAGACCCAACTGTTTTTTGAGATGACTCACTATTAGAAATAGTTTCTTCCATGGCTCTAACAATAGCTTTTTTCCTGTAAGTAACTTCTTTTAGTACTGAGCCACTTTCAGAACGTAAACGTGCTCTTTCTCTAACAATTGTATTTTCCATATACTCATCGAAAGTTTGAGAGTAAGCATTTCTACCAAATCGTTTTTTAAACTCTGAAGACAAAGCGTTCCAAAGACTACGTAACTTTTCTACTATAGCCGCAAAGTGTCTGTTAACTACGCCATTAGCGGCAGTTTTCTTTTCGTTTATGTAAAGTTTTTGTGCCCAACTAGCAGTTTGATCTGCATACCATTCCTCAAACCCATACTCTCCTTGGTATTGACTAGGTGCATCTTTAGCGTTCTTAGCTTTGTCAAAGGCTTTTTCTAATCGCTCTCTAACGGTTTTATTTGTTAATGAACTATCTAACTCTTCTTGGAAGAGAACATGCCCTAATGCTTCATGTGCGGCCGTTAAAGCAAGCTGTAAATCATTACCTACTGATATATTGTCTACTAGAACCACGTGACCATTAGTAAACCCTATATACTCACCTAGTTTATTTTCAGTATTTCTTAATTCAGTAGCCGCTTTTTTTACTAAATCAGATACTTGAGAATCATTAAACCTTGCAGCTAGTTCTGAGTCTGATAAAGCTAATACTTCTCTTATGCCTAATACTGCTACAGGTAACTTTGGTTTTATTTGAGCTATGGCTTTATTTATAAACTGAGTACTAAGTCTGTTTATTTCACCTAAAGGATATTCAGCTTTTCTAAAAGTTCTTCTTTCAGAACTCCTCGGTGATCTTTGCCTAGTTCCCAATGTGGGTTTGCCTTGATTATTTGTAGTAACATAAATTTCTCTCGGTGACGCACCCCTAGTTCTGTTGATATCTCTACCAGGAGTCGTTTCTAAATTTAAACGAGTTTTTGCTACAAGCTCACCTTCTTCATCTATTATGTCTGCTTCTCGAATTTGAGTAGATTCATCAACTGATCGTGTAACGTCATCTCTAACAAAAACAGTTCTGCCATCCTCTAATTGCACAGTCACACCTTCTCGTCTCATACCACCGCGAGAAAAAGGTTGCTGCGAAAAATCTTCATTTGTAGGTACATTCGTATCTATAGTAGCCTCTGGTGTTTCTGGGAGAACAAAAGGTTTAGATGGGCCAGACGGCCCTGTTCGTTTTAGTAAAGTACCTAAAGGAACACTTGCCCCATCAACTATAGCGGCTGTTGTAGACGTATCAATTTGAGAGTCTAAAGAAGCGTTATTATCTATATCAAAGATAGATTTGTTCTCTACCAAGATATCATACCCAGTATCAGCCAACTGCATATCAGCTAAGAAAGTAGTTAGTCCCAAAGCCGCAACATCTGTTTGGTTATTTTGAGCGTCTACATTCTCACCGCGTCTAATAAGTAACCTTCTACCCGCTGTCGCTAAATCAACTAAATTTATAGGTCTTGTTTTGCCGTCTGGAGTTTTAAGAAAAACGCCAGACCCTCTTGCTTTTGAACTTCTAGCAGCTCTGTTTAATTGACTTATAACATCGGCTTTATTTAAGAAACTAGCATCTTGTTTTATAGCAACGTAACGGTCACCTTGTTTTTCTATAATCAGTTCTTGGTCAGGGAAATCAGATTTTTGTTTTGCTACTTTCTGTAAAAAAGTTTCAGTCATCCCTGCATAAAAAGGATCATTAAAATCGGTATCGCCAAACTCTTTTATGTAAGCTTGCCTAGCCGTTTCTGTGTTATCAAATATTCTACTTGGTTCTGTTTTTTCTGCGCCTTCGACAACAACTTGCGTTTCTTCTGATAGGTCTGTCTCCTGTACAATTCCAGCTTGTGTCGCTTCTTGTTCTTGAGTTGCTACACTTTGCTCATTTGGATCAACTTCATCAATATCCATCGAACGTCTAACTGGAGCTTCTTCTGCATCTTGTTTATCAAACTCTCTTTTAGATACAGAGTCATTCCACATCTTTCTAGCTTTATCAAAAACAGCTTGTGTTTTTTCTTGAGTGGCACTTCCTATCTCTCCTGCTTTTTTAGATATAGAATCGCGATTTTGATAAGCTACAGAACCTATTGAACCCGCACCACCTGCAAATCCACCAATAACTGCTCCAGCAAAAAAACTTTCCATTCTTCTAAGATTTGCTTCTTCTTGAGAATAATCGGGATCATAAGTTCTTCTTTGTGCTATACCTAGTTCACTTTGACCTAATTCAGAAAGCCCTTCTAAACCAGCACCTCTAGGCGCAGTTACAGCAATAGCTTTTGCCAAACGCCCGAATATAGAATTTTCTCCCTTAGACCTAGCCTTTGCTTTCTTTGCTAACATTTTTAAAAATGCTGCTTCTGTGCCCACGCCTATGACTGTTTGAGGTATAGCCACACCTGCTGACTGTAAAGCTAAACCTTTTGTTCTTTCTTGCCCAGCTTCTATAGCTTCTCCAAAATTTTCGCCAGACAATGCTGGAAACTCAGCAGATGCTGCACCGCCCAACGCTCCTGCTTTTACGTACTTGGCGTAATTAAATATAGTTTGAGCATCATCTAGATCAGCTTTTGTTGCTGTTCCTTTTGCTACTTTATCTAAGCTGTCTTTTACTATTCTTTCAGCGGCTTTTTTAGACCCAGTTTTTAAAGCTGCTCCTACAGCTAGGCCGCCAAGTCCTCCCGTTGCGGCTGACCCAATACTATAAATTAAAGATGGTATGCCTTGACCGCCAAACTTTGCTACTTGAGTAAATGCTCCAGTAATACTAGGTTCATCTAAGAAATCTTCAAAAGAAGTAACATCAGCCGATGCTGCTCTAGCCAACTCCTGTCCAAACTCAGCTTCTTTTAATTGTTGCTCTGCATATTCATCAGCGCCTACTAGAGTTCCTGCTAAAGACTGGAAATAATCAATTGATGACCCTAAGCCCTCTACACCTGTTGCAAGACCGCTAGAAAAAGCATTGCTTAAACTATCGTCTTTTTCTTCTACGGGAATAGGGTCAGCTAAAGCGGAAGAACCGTCTAGTGTTTGATAGAGATCCTGGACATACTTATCCATGCCTTAAACCTCAGCAGGTTCTGAATACTTCTTAGCATTTGCTCTAGCAGCTTGTTGAATTAGACGGGCAGCATTACTGTTTATATCTCGTACAGCTTTTAATTTAAACAATTCATCAAGAACTGTATATTTATATTTACCATCGACTATTTCTGGTGAACTTATATATTGAATACCGCCATCTGGAGTAGCTATGATTCTATTCAAAAACATATCTGAGACATCGACATTTTGGCCGTCTATTTCATCTCTTGATAAAAAATCAGCTATTGTTTCAAAAACGCCTCCTTCTTCTTCAGCCGCAAAGCCAGCTGCAACTTGAGATAATACACTGTTCATAGCTTCCATAAGTCGCTGATGCGCTTCTGGAAATCTTTTCGAGTCATAAGTACTTAAGTCATTCCAAAAAGTGTTTAATGCTCCGCCTTTTAATATTGCTTCAGAAGTTTCTCTGCTGGGTTCAAAGCCTTCTGCATTTGTTAGTTCAGAAACCGCTGTAATCAAACCATCTGCTGTTTCATTAGCTTTTTGAACTGTTTTCAAATCATACTCTGCTATTCTCTGATTTAACTGTCTGTTGTTAAAATCAATAGTATTGGCATCAGCTGCTGAAAGACTTCTAACACCCGTCTCCATTATGTTTCTAGCTTCGGTATAGAAAGTTCTTGCATCTTCTGGCCTAACAGTTGCAGCAAATGCCGCTAAAGCAATAGCTCTATCTGTTCTATTAAGACGTTGAAGGTCACTTAACTCTCGAACATTTTCTGCTTGAAGTTTTGCGGCAACTTCTCGTAACGCATTCGGAGACAAACTAATCTGTCCGCTAAGTGCTAAATCAGCAATCTCTCTAGTAGATTTGCCAGCAAACTTTTCAGTAGCCACGTCAAACTCAAGTTGCACAGGTTGAGAATCAGACTTTATTTTAGTTTGTGTTTGAACATCAGTTGCTTTTTTATCAGAAGCACCGAAATTTAAATATTTGTCATCTCTTTTATGCCCGTACTTTTGTTCTTGTATTATTTTATCTACATTTTCTTGTGAAGCATTAGGAAATAGCTTAGGGTTTGCTTTTCTCCAAGCAGCTCTTTCTTCAGCAGATACAGGTGAGTTTTTAGAAATTTCTTCTCTTTCTTTTTTTACAATTTTAGGTAATATTTTTTCTCTGACATGCTTTCTCCTTTTTTCATCGGATGCGCCTGGAAATAATCTTTTACCTCTTTCGGTTTCAAGAAAAGCAGTTATACGTGCATCTGTAATTTTTCCTTTGTCTATTACAGAATCTGAATCATCACTTGAGGAATCTTTAACTTCGGGTACAGGTAATATCTCAGCACCTAAATCCTTACCTGCTTCTTCAATTACTTCGTCTTTTTCATTAGGGGTTTCAGCACGGTTTATTGTTGCAATAAACTCTCGTCTAGCTACAGGGTCATCTATTCTAGCTAACACCTCTAGTTCATTCGCCCTTCGTACATCATCTTGTAACCGCTCTGTAATTTCAAAATTACTAGTATCACCGCCCTCTTGCTTAACAACTTCTCTGTACGCAAGGAACTCATTTGTTCTAAAACGATCTTGATATGGGTTAACAGTTAGGTTCCACAGAGAATTGGAGTTATCTAATACATCATCAAACGACATAATTTCTACTTTTGCGTCAGCGGCATTAGAACCACCTTCTGTAATCGCACCAGGAGTACCATCTGGGTTTTCGACTATTGCACTTAAACCTTCTGGGCCAACAGAAAAACCTGAAACTGTTCCACCGCCTCTTACAACATTTGCTTTATTTGTCAAACGAGCTAATTGATCTAAGGCATCCTTGTTTCCATCTTTTAAAGCTTGCCTAAACCCTTCCCCATAACGGTTTGGATTTTTAGTATCCAACCAACCATTAGCTTTAGCTATATCATATTCTGCATTTGAGTCACGGTTTCTGTTTTCAATTGCACGAGTTTGTTCATCAAGGAGCAGTCTTCTTTCAGCTAAATTGTTAGCTTGCTGTCGCTGAGACATTTGCCCCGCTCTAGAAAATACATTATCTAATCCAGCTAGTATACTCATCACGAAACCTTCTTAAATTTCACATCAGTCTTATTGTAATCGACTAACATATATCCATTTTTCTCACCAACTACTGCATGAGGAACTTCGTCAGCCATAACTCCTCTATATCTATCCTTAGATCCAATATAGTTGAACTCATAAATATTTGTACCTTTCTTAGATACACCTACTTTCTTTATATTCATTTTTGCAGAACGGTCACTTAAAAATGCAAATGCTAAAATAGCAGAAGATGCAAGAGATCCCACTGTTTGATATGTTTGCGCTTTCGAAGCCGCTTTAGCTTGGGTGTAAGCATTTCTTCTATTAGTAGCATCAGCCGCTGCTGACCCCATTTGATTTTGTGAAGCTCTGTTTACGCCTTGACCTATATTTATCAAGTCAGACATCAACGCTTGGTTAGCTTCTCTTTGTGCAATTCGTGCGTCATTAACTGCTTGGGTCTGACCTAGTGTAGAACCTCTCTGTAATGCTCTTTGTTGCTGTTGCATTTGAGCAGGAGTTAAAGCTGCACCATATCGTGATCTGTTCCTAGCCGCTATGTCAGCTGTTAACTGTGCAGCTGACTGTGAATCTTCTCTAGCTGAATCAATTAAACTTGTATCAGTTCTAGCTTGGTTAATTAGATCATCTTCGAAATCACCATAATTGGATACAAAATCTAAATACTCTTGACGAGTTATGTTCGCATAGGTTCGATCTGGGTCAGATCCATTTTGTAACCCGCTCATGTCGGTCATTCCAGGAGTTCGACCGTTACGAAATCTTCTTCCGTGCCCTGTAGTTGGGGAACCTTGTATATGTGGCATATCTAATATCCGAATACGTTTCTAATAAAGTTATAGCCAAAACTACCATCAGTTTGACCTGTAATTTTTGTAGGGTCGTTTGGATCTACCGTTCCAGCGTTTGGTTTTTTACCGAACATCTCATTCTCATTACCATAAACTAAAGTCGCACCTGCTATTTGACCCAACGCACTGCTTCTAGCGGATCTTACATCTTGAGCTGCTCTAGCCCTAGCAAGTGCGTCAGAAGTAGCTAACCTAGATGCTTGAGCCATACCAGACTGTGCATCAGCTGCCTGTCCTCTAGCGGTTCCTAAAACATTTGTTCTCTGTTTGTTTTGTATATCTTTGGCTGATACATTAGCTACTTGTAACTGACCGCCTAATGCTCTTGACATTTCACTTGGTACGTTTGTCTCTTGCGTCAGATTGTAAGTTGGTGTTGAAGTAAGAGCTTGCATTGTGTCTGCATTAGCTCTACCTCTCAAAGTAGAAGATACATCCTGAGTCATGGAAGCTTCTTTCATCTCCTTCAACAAAGGATCATACTTCTTTTTAAAGTTTTTATATTCTGCTAACGCAACAGATGCAGATGCTTTTTCCGCTGCTGAAGCTTCGTATTCTTGTCTTTTTGGTCTACTTCCCATTACAAATCTCTCGTATAAACTATGGTGTCAATTTCCCATCCGTGAGCTAATACATATGAAGTTAACTCTGGTATTGCTGATCTAACTTCTATTTTTTTATACTTTCTTTCCCTAGCGTAATCTATAAAAAAATCTTGATGCTTAACTACTAAATTATTCCCTCTTATTTTAGCCCAAGCTAACCAAATTAAAAAAGTGCGATCTCCGTTATATGGATCAACCTCACTTGTAGTAACAACAAAACCATCATCTGTTACCCATAAACTTGCTGATCCATTTATACAAGCTGCATATACATCTTCTGTTGTAAATGTCAGCTGTGGATTCGCAAATAAAATTTCTTCTATTGCGGGACACACCCAAGACAGATTATCTCCAAACTCTGCCTGTACGGGGTTATCCACCTTTACCGTATCTATGTTTACTCCTCCATGACCCATACCTTCCTACTCCTCTGTAGGTTACTCTCCTAGCTATTCCTTCATCTGCATGTCTAGCTCTACGCTCTGCATCTACTATGCCTTGACTAAACATAGATGCGTATACTTGTGCTCCAGTCAAATCTGTCCAAGGTTGACTTGGGGTTCTAAGCAATCTAAACAAGGCTCCATTTATTATCGTGTCTCTGTAATCATCCATTACCTGTGTACTACAAGCTGTTGAAGAATGTGTCGGTTTCAACTGTGCTCTCATTATCGTAGAAGAAGTTTGTGTCGTTGATGGAACTGGCACTAACCAAAAGAGAGATGGGCTTTGTTTTATATAATATTCTGGTTTTCCATAATGACTTGAATTTCTCCAATCAGGTTTACGTTGTTCTATCAGATTAGTCGATATAGGTTCTAAGTCTTTACCTTCATGCGTCACCCACAGTATCTTATGTACAACGGTTCCTCTTGGGGGTTCAAAATCATACTCATAAACATTAGCTACAGTGGTAACAGGATCTAGTTCTTGTTGATAGACTGCGGCTTTTTCACATAACTCTATAACAGCTGACCTAATGCTTTTTTCCGCATAGGTATCTGGGCATCCGTACACCATCGGCAGTATTTCTGGTAACAAGGACTCGTATGTAGTGGTACTCATTTAAGTTATCCCATTTGTTGTGCCATTACTGGCGTAGGTGTAATCTGTGTGTTAGGTGTTGTTGCTGTATCAATTTGAGCTTTTCCTGTTACAGAAACTACAAAAAGCTGATAATGGTTAGAAGCTCTTTGTGAATTACTAGCAAACTCAGCCTCTTTCATGTAAGCCATATACAAAACATAATTCATTACTGCATTAGCAAATACATCAGGCACTGATAAGTTTCCACTTAATGAAACAGTTGCTGGGTTTGCAGAATACACAATCTCTACATAAGCGTTACCAGAAACGCCAGGATATACATAATAATTCCTAGGGTTTTGCTCCTCGTACACATAATGTTTAATAATATTTGTATGTTTTGCATCACCAGTTACTGCGGGATCATGCCAATCGGGAGTTTGTGAATCTAACATTTCGTTTGAAACGATACGTATTGATCTTTTACCTGTGCCTCCACTAGCCGCTGACATATTCCTTACAACTTTTAAAAGTCTATTACCAGTAGCGGGTATAGTTTGTTTTGTACCTGTCGCTAAAGTAACTGTTTCATTTGTAGCTGTCGCATCAGGTTTTAGTAAAGCAATCTCTCTTTGAGCATCGTTTACCCAAAGAACAAGTTCATTTGTTACAGGCCATCTAATCCCTGTAGTATCTTGGAGCACTGCTTGTACTCTATCTATAACTGACTGAACTGTTACTGCCATAATAACTACCTATGTGTTTATTGCTACTTCCCAAGCAGCCTCTCGTTCATCGGCTCTAACAGTGCGCCCCAGCATTTTATTAATAACAGCTGCTTTTGGCGTACCATCGTTTTTAAAAGATTTAGGATCAGCTTCACTAATTAAAGTGTTCATGGCTGCTATTAGTTCTAAATCTTGTTCAAATTCTTCCACTTCAGCCTCTTCTACTACAGTTTCTTCGGCTTTTAAAATAGGTTCCTTACCTACTTCTGCGGCTCCCATTTGTATAGCCAGTAAACCTATCTCATCCGCAACTTCTTTTGGCTCACCTGGTTCAAATAAAACAATTGCTCCATGCAACGTAGCTACTCTTACTGGTTTATCAGTAATAATCTTCATCACAAACTCCTTTAATTTAAGATTGTTTCTTTTTTCTCTTTTTTAACGGTGCTGCCGCGTAAAAAGTTTTTCGTTTCTTCGGTTTCATCCTAGCCACAGTTACTGATGTCTTTACTGTCCGTCTTGGCCCCGCTGTCTTACCAGCATTTAATGGAACTCTTTTTTCCGAAGAAGTTTTATTAAAAGTTACAGAATTTTTAGAAGATACAACTGGCTTGTTAACGGGTTTCTTCTTTGTCGTCTTCCGTCTTCCACTTCCAGGTTTTCCATATCTTCTCATATCAATAACCGTATTTTTTAGTTGACTTCTTTTTCTTCTTTTTCTTGCCTTTCATAGCAGGTTTCTTTTTCATATTATGGTAAGGCATTACATTCTCCTCTTTTTCTTGTTTCTTCTAGCCGCAGTAATTATATCTCCGCGAGTAATTTTATTTTTGTTTCCGTACATAGCTGCTAATTTCTTTTTAGCGGGGGACATTTTTTTCTTACGCATTATTTACCTACCTTCTTTTGTGCCATTTTATGAGCTTCAGTAAATGTTTTTCCTTTCAACATTGCTTTTTTCATCATATCCATATGTTTCTTGGAATGATGCTTGGAATGCTTTTTCATAGTTTCTTGTTGTCTCTTGGTTAGAGACTTTTTAGGCGTTGTTTTTTTCTTCATAGCCATATCGAACTCCTTATGAAAACCCCCTCCGAAGAGGGGGATTCAAGGTTGCGACTTATTGTGCGCTATCTAAACAGATAACACCGAAGTCTTGAACAGATCCGTTGTAGTCTGAGTTGTACTTTGGCTTTCTCAATCCAAAGATTTTTCCTACAGAAATACCAGACTGGTTGCCATAGTCGAAAGTATCTTCAACCATCTCAGGCAATCCGATGTCAGCCATAGCAAGAGCCTGTGCTCCACAGAATAAAGCTCTCGCCCCTTCTACGTCTGCATTAGCACCCCACTTGTAGCCAGCAGCTCCAGCATTAGATGAAGTACCAGCAGTAGCGCCAGCAGTATTGAACACGTGTCTAAACTCGTGAACCATGATGCCGTCAACCATTAGGCTTGATGAACCTGCAAACAAGCTGTTCTGGTTTCCTCTGATACCTGCGTTTCGTACGTTAGCAAGGAAGTCTGAGTCTAGCTTTAGATCAGCCATCTGCTGTGGCGTAACAAACATGTGATACATCTCTTGGTTTCCAGCGCCTCGGATTCCTCTGATGTAGTTGTCTTTAGCGTAAGCTTTCAAGTTTACGATAGCCTTGTAAGAAAGCTTGTCAGCCGCAGTAGTTGCAGTGACATCACCTACAGGCAAAGTAACATTTCCACTTCCGTCTACATCTACTCTCAAGTGACGCTTGTTAGTTGGTGCAGATACATCAGAAGCGAACTCAAGGTCTACAAGCTCATGTCCAGCAGAAGCCGAAGTAGCTCTTAGAGCACCGTTATTCTTCAATGTGTAAGCAACACCAGAAAGAGTCAAGAACGCTAACTGGTCTATGCGGTCAGCCATGGCATAAGCCAGAGCGTCTCTTGACTGCTCTCGGAAGTTTACAACAGTTTTCTGGTCAGTAAGTCGGCCAGCTATTCTATTAGCAAATCTTAGTTGGTCAAGCTCGATGGTGATATCGTAGGCGCGAAGTGCTTCTTCGTTACCTTCTAGAGTGTTATCTCCAGTGATACCGTCACCTGTCATGTCAGCAAGCAAAGTGATGTTTGCTTTTGTGCCTTTTTGATTTTTAGTAAGTTCAGTTATTCTCTGAACCATTGCGTTTGAGCCTGTTCCTGCGAACTGGCTGATGAAAGACTGATTCCTAGCAACTTTCCAAAAGTCGCGTGACCACATTTGAAGTTGGTCGCCAGTCAATGTTCCAAAATTAGTTAAAGCCATGATAGCCTCCAATAGTTAACATTAAAAAATATGTAGCACAAAGCTACCCTAATTAGCCAACTTAAAGGAGTGGCTAATCCGTATTCCCGTATCGTGGGACAACGAACTAGCGCGGATTTACGAGGTGCGACCTCGACAGGTTTTACGCCTTTGTAGGCGAAAAATTATACGTTTTTTACGGCTACGGGCCGACCAGTTATCGTACTGATAAACGAATCTAAAATAAATACTATATTAAGTGTTTTTTGGATGCAACATTATTCTTGATTTTCTATCCAATAATTAATCAAATATCACAGTTTCATTGGGGTTAACATACTTAGGCTTACAATAAGCTCTAACTGGTATAGGAAATGCTTCTCTAAATGTAATGTGTCCTTCTCCTTCAATGCCTTGTAAACTAA